ATGTATAATATGTATCATCTACTTAAACTATTAGAATTTAAAACACAGTATATTTATAGGCGTATGTAATGTCGCCACGCACGGGTTAAAAACTACTGTACATTTGATACATATGATACATAACCAGCTTTAGGCCATAGATGGACGCATGTTCCCAAAATAGCTAATGTATATTATGTATCAACTAAAAAGGCATGATACATTTGATACATAGGCTGACTTTTAAACCATGATACATTTGATACATAGTCATCAAGCTGATCGACTTCAAACGCCATGATACATTTAGTACATAATGCCTGTAACCCGCGTAGTTCGGGGCTTGAAGCTTGTGCCTATGTGTAAGCTGTTGATTGTTAAAGGTTTTGTGCTGCTGCTGAGGAAAAGTGCCCCCATGCACCCAAAAAGAAGGTACTTTGCTGGCAGCAGCGGCGGGGCTATATATGTAAATCTTTTAGAATTTTGAAATTTTTTTTTAAAAAATTTGAAAGGTTAAGGATTGTTTTACACATCAATGTGTGATAGGATGCAAACTACAATTTCCACGACTGGTGATTTATGATCTCATTTCCATATTCTCCTCGCGAACTCCAAGCTACGGAGGCGCGATTAACTCAAATATATGAATCCGCAAAGCTAGGGTTAAAAGGTGACAAGCTCGCGCTCGCCTCTGGAATGCTCCCCTCTGAATATCGTCAACTATGCCAAATAGACCCTACGGTAGAATTAGCCGCGATGAAAGGCGCTGCTGATGCAGAAGTGGAAGCGTCAACTCAACTAAGAGACGCCGCACGCAATGGTGACTCTAAATCAGCGTTAGCGATATTGCAGCACTCACATGGTTGGGCTACCGCTAAGGAGTCCACTAGGGTAGCAGTAGGGCTGACGAACGCTGACGGCTCAGCTATGAATTTAGTCATAGGTTGGGAAGAATGAAAGTAGTCCTACCCTACAAACCAAGGGACGTATTTAAACCCTTACATAATAGGACTGAACGCTGGGCTGTTGTGGTGGCGCATAGACGTGCTGGTAAGTCAGTAGCTTGCATTAATGAATTGATACGTGCTGCTTGTCAGGATATGTCAGGCGATGGACGCTACGGATATATTTGTCCTTACTACTCACAAGCCAAACAGGTGATATGGGACTACTGTAAAACCTTCACTAAGCCTATACCTAATATAAAGGCGAATGAATCTGAGTTAAGGTTAGATTTTCCTAATGGATCGAGACTACAACTGTTTGGTGCTGATAACCCTGATAGATTACGAGGATTGTATTTTGATGGAATCATTGCAGATGAGTACGGTGACTGGAAGTCATCAGTATGGTCTTACGTTATAAGACCAGCATTAGCTGATAGAAAGGGCTGGGCGATCATCATCGGTACACCGAAAGGGAAGAACGCCTTTTATGAGCGGTATGAAGCGGGGAAAGATGATAAGGAGTGTTTCACACTCATGCTGAAAGCCTCAGAGTCAGGCCTACTGGACGCAGACGAGTTGTCATCGCTGAAAAGTGAGCTGAGTGAAGACGCGTGGCTACAGGAGATGGAGTGTAATTTTGACGCTGCGATTCCGGGGGCTATATATGGTAGGGAAATGTATGAATTAACGCAATCGGGGCGTGTTAGAGAGTGCTACGACCGAACCCTTAAGACTTACGCAGCGATGGACTTAGGATGGAGCGATGATACTGCGATTTGGTGGTTTCAAGTAGCAGGTAAAGAGCTGAGGATGATCGACTGTTACTCTAATTCAGGGATGCCTATTAGCCATTATAATGAAGTCCTCAAAAGTAGAGGTTATGATTATGGTGAATGGTTGTATTTACCCCATGATGCTAAGGCTAAGAGCTTACAAACAGGTCGATCTATAGAAGAACAGTTTAGATCATTAGGGTGGCTACCACGAATCATTCCCAACATCAGCTTAATGGACGGTATTCAGGCGGCGCGGCTGACATTAGAGAGCTGTTGGTTTGACCCTAAGTGTAAAGAAGGGATGGAAGCCTTAACACAGTATCAAAGAGAATATAATACCGATAAGAAAGTATTTAATGACCGACCTAAGCACGACTGGACTTCACATTTTGCTGATGGATTTAGATATGCAGCTTTAGCATGGCGACAACAACGCCCTGAAGTGAAAGAAAAGAAAGCGAAGTATTGGAAAGACCAAACATTGAACGAATTATGGGCTTCTAGCACTAAATCTATAAGAAAACGTATTTAATGTTATAATCATGAAAACCCTTTTAAATGAGCGGCAAAATGGCAGAATCAGACGATAAATTACAGGCACAGCCTTGGCTTGATGAAATTCGCCGTTATACGGAAGAATATAAACGCTGGACTGAACGTGGCGAAGGCGTTATTAAACGCTATCGTGATGAACGAAAAGACACAACGATGTCTGACGCAAGGTTCAATATCCTTTGGGCTAACGTCCGTACATTGAAGCCTGCTATTTATGCCAGACCTCCAACACCTGCGGTTTCCAGACGTTTTAATGACCAAGATGATATAGGACGATGTGCGTCTACTATTCTTGAACGCACTTTAGACTATGAAATTAAGCATTATGATGACTTTCACGCTACTTTGTCTCACGTTGTGGATGATAGGCTACTTCCGGGGCGCGGCGTAGCATGGCTAAGATATGAGCCTAAGATTGAAACGGTTGAAACTGAGCCTTTCATAACTAATTACCAAGAAGTTGGCGATGAGAATTTTGACTATTCAGAAGATACTGTTACTCATGAGTCTGCTGAAGAAAACGCTATTGCTGGTGAAGATATTGAACCTATGGAGCGCATTGAGAATGAGCAATCTATGGTGGATTATGTCTACTGGCAAGATTTTGCTCATTTACCTGCCAGAACATGGGATGAAGTTACTTGGGTAGCTAGACGTGTTTATATGTCTCTTGAAGAAGGTGAAGAACGCTTTGGGGATGTATTTAATCAAGTTCCTTTAACTATCTCGCCTGATAAGCGTGATGGCGAAAAAACAAGCAAAGATTCATTAAAGAAAGCTGAAGTCTGGGAAATATGGGATAAACCTAAGAAATGTGTTTATTGGGTAGCTGCTCATTATGACATCATCTTAGACCACCGTGATGACCCGCTAGGGCTTGAAAACTTCTTCCCTTGCCCAAGACCTTACTATGCAACTTTAACGTCAGGTTCATTAGTTCCTGTAGCTGATTTTGTAATGTATCAAGATCAAGCTAATGAAATTGATGATATTACTTCAAGAATCCAACATTTAACTCGTGCCTTAAAAGTTATGGGTATCTACGCGGCAGACGAACCTGCGGTAGAACGATTAATGAAAGAAGGAAATGATGCAGTAATGATACCAGTGACTAACTGGCAGGCTTTTGTAGAAAAAGGAGGATTGCAAAATGCAATTCAATTCATACCTTTGCGCGATGTAGCCGCTGCGATAGCTCAGCTATATATAGCTAGAGACTCATGTAAAGCGATCATATATGAAGTGACTGGTATGAGTGACATCATGCGCGGTGCTTCGGAAGTTGGTGATACGGCTACAGCTCAAAACATTAAAGCTCAATATGGAACTTTAAGACTTAACGATCTTAAAGATGATATGGCTAGATTTGCAAGGGATGTCTTGCGAATGAAAGCTGAGATTATGTGTAATAAATATCAACCTGAAACGCTATTAAAAGCATCAGGCATATTGAATACACCAGACGCTCCGTTTGCTATGCAAGCTATTCAAATGCTTAAAGATGAGCCTTCTCGTAACTTCCATATTGATATTGAAACAGATACGCTAGTTTTAATCGATCAACAACAAGATAAGCAAAACAGATTAGAATTTTTAACTGCTGTTGGTGGATTTTTAGATAAAGCTGTTAAAGCAGCAGCTCAAAGCCCTGAATTAACTCCATTGTTGGGGGAGATGCTTTTATTTGGTATTAGAGGCTTTAAAATCGGCGCTGAACTTGAGTATAGCTTTGAGCAATATCTTAGGAAAGCTCGTGAAAACCCTCCGCAAAAGCAGCCTTCTGCGGAAGAAATTAAAGCTCAAGCTGATGTTCAAGCTCAACAAGCAACTGTGCAACTTGAGCAAATGAAAGAGCAGCACAATCAACAAATGGAACAGGCAAGGCTACAAATTGAGCAATCAAGATCACAAACAGATATCCGCGTTCAAGAGCAAAAAAACCAAATAGACCAATGGAAAGCACAATTAGAAGCAGATACTAAAATGGCTATAGCTCAATTAGGACTGCAACAACAAGTAATGTCTAATAATTATTAATTTAAAAGGTAAATTTATGAGTGAAGTAATATTAGGTCAAAGTATGTCGGGTCAATATGTAGGTGCTTCTGCTGATGGTGATACATTAGCCATATCTACATCAGGATTTAGGCCTACGTTT